CAAGATGTGGTTGTGGATTCTTGAAGATCCGCTTGTTTATTCTGAAGATTATGCTTATTATGGATTACCTTTATATAAAACAGTTGCATCGAAATACGGTTTATTCAATCCTATTGGAGAAGATACAGGCGAAGAAAGCTATTATGGGGATGAAGAATAGGAAATGATCATGTATCTTTTTAAGGTGATTGAAAGAAAGGGTTTATGCAAAAATAACCAATGAAGAACTAAAAAAAGATTGGAGAATGTTGGTATGAAGGGGATATTCCTTGTGCTTTTGGAAAATTTGAAGTATGTATGAAAGAGCACTATAATCAATCTATTGCTGATGCAGACCAGTATTCCGATTGTGGTACTCTACTTTTCATCTCGGATAAAGAGAATTTTTAGAGAGATGAATTTGAAGATTTACATTAAAGTGTTTATATGTTAATCTTTAAATAAAAAGAGGTTATTTATGATGATACCAAGTGATCTATATGGTGCGTTAACTTATATAAACAAAATTAAAGATGTTGAGGATGTTTTAAAAACTATTGGAGTTGTTATTCGAGTTAATCTCCTTGATAAAAATGATTTAGAAGTATTATCGCAAGTTGGTTCTGTGATAGGAATAAGGCCAATGGATAAAGATAGAATTATAATTGTTATAGGTTAAGGAGTAGAATAAATGACTGATAATACTTTGGTTATGATTATTGTCGATCCTGAAAGGAAAGATGATGATATGACGTATCTTCTTTCTTTTCTTAAAAACTTTGATAATATGGAGATTTGGACTATTGAGAATTATGACTTTGCTATTCCAATAATTGAGAAGAATAACTTCCAATTTAATGTTAGATATGTTGAAGATAAATACGCTAATTTCAAACAATACGCTAAAGAATGTAATTTTCTATTGGTAATGCCCAATGGCCTGATAACGGGTGTTCCTAATGCTATTATAGATGCATTTAATAAATACAACGATCTTTTTAATGTTAGTGTGTTTATGTTTTAGAAAGCGGGCATATCCTAAGAGTAAGGCAACACTCTACCAAAGTGTTGATTGTCGGTGCAAATCCGGCTGCCCGCTCCAGATTTCATTTAGCCGTGTAGCTCAGCTGGTGAGAGCAGACGCCTTATAAGCGTCAGGCCGAAAGGGTTCCGTGGGTTCAAATCCCACCACGGCTATCAAAATAATCCGGGCATGGACCAGTCTGGTAGGCCACTCGGCTTGGGACCGAGATGTCGCAGGTTCGAATCCTGCTGCCCGGACCAGAATATAATATCCATATTTGGATGTATAGATATTTTGTTAATGTTGAATCCATCTGTTTATTTTAATACATAACTTTGATCCTCCTACTGTAATAGGATAAAAAAAAAGCACGGGATTTTGAAGTGGATTTTGCAAAGATCTTAATAATCTTCGCAAAAAAATTCTTGACTTTAATTTTTTTCTGTGTTATGCAGTACTCAACAATGAGATCAGGAGAAACAAGATGAAGACCTTGAAACAAGTAAAAGAGATAATTGTTGAGAGGAGTAAAGATAAAATTTGGCCCTATAAAGAAACTTCCGATGAGTTTATGTTGCTACTTGAAAAATATGATGAGAATATGATGTTTGATGACTTTTTGTCAAAAGAAACAATTCCTTCTGCATGGGCTTACTACTGGAGTTATTTTATTGGTGATCGTGAAATTATGAAAGATATGATTCGTGAATCTAAGTGGGCTTACTTTTGGAGTGTTAACTTTGGTGATTGTGAGATAATGAGAGATAGAATTACTGATCCTGAGTGGGCTCTTTACTGGGGTTTGTTGCGGGGTGATAAAGAAATTATGAGAGAGAGGATTGTAAAGTAATTTTTTATTCTATAAAAATGGTGAGGCAAAAAGATGGCACAATGGTTACATATATTGGGTGTTGTTAGATATGATTATTGGGCACAGATGTTATTTATTACATTTGATCCCGATGGAAAGATTGAAATGTTGAATCAGTTATACAAAAAGGATTTACCTTATCCCGAAAGGTATTTTCAGGTGCAGATAAACAATTCAAATTCGGGACCTATCGTTACTATTTCTGGTGATCTAAGGTTTGTTGGTCAAGAAGGCTTACACACTATTCAACGTTGGTTGAATAGTATTGATGCAGCGGTAAATCAATATAATGAAAATGAAGTTTGGTATGAATGGTTGGTTATCAGAGATGCAGTGGTTCTACTAGATATTGAGAACTCGACTCCGGTTATGTTAACATATGAAAAAGAAAATGGTTTTGTTATAGTAGAAGGAGGCAAAAAGATGGCACAATGGTTACATATATTGGGTGTTGTTAGATATGATTATTGGGCACAGAATATCTGGAGTAGTGAAACTCGTGGCAAGCCCAAATCTTATGATCCCGATGGAAAGATTGAAATGTTGAATCAGTTATACAAAAAGGATTTACCTTATCCCGAAAGGTATTTTCAGGTGCAGATAAACAATTCAAATTCGGGACCTATCGTTACTATTTCTGGTGATCTAAGGTTTGTTGGTCAAGAAGGCTTACACACTATTCAACGTTGGTTGAATAGTATTGATGCAGCGGTAAATCAATATAATGAAAATGAAGTTTGGTATGAATGGTTGGTTATCAGAGATGCAGTGGTTCTACTAGATATTGAGAACTCGACTCCGGTTATGTTAACATATGAAAAAGAAAATGGTTTTGTTATAGTAGAACAAGGAAGATAGAACAACAAGAGATTTTAGACCTTAATAAGAAGATAAAGAAAACCCACGTATTGGGAATTGTAAGATATGATCCAGGTTCTTTATGCTCCTAATGAGAAAATTAAATTACTAAGGAAATTGTATAAAAGGAAAACATCTTGGAAGACCAACTTGAAGTGCACATACGTAATTTGGAGATGGGACCTGTTGTCACTATTATGGGTGCTTTGGTACACTTCGGTAAAGAAGACAGTACATATTATCCAAGATTGGCTTAATGATGTAAATGAATAGATCAAAGCAAACAATGAAGATAAAGAATATTTTAACTGGTTAGAGATTGTAGAAGCGATAGTTTTGTGTGACATTGAGTTAACAGAACCTGTTTTGTTTGTGTACAAAGATAATAGTTTTGTGATGGTAGAAAAATGAAAGTAAATAATGCTGTAATTTGTTTGGATTGTGATGAGATTTTTGTTGGAGAGGAGTGCCCCTATTGTCTGAGCCATACATATTATCCGTTGAGGAAGTGGTTGGAACCTCTCCATAGCATTAAAGAAATAAAAGAAAAATCAGTGGACAAAAATCAAATCAAAGAGGATAGTTTCCCAAATGATATTTACAAAGAGTAAGTAAGATTCTAACATATTATCTTCTTCTAAAATCCTTGTTTATAACAAGGATTTTTTTAATATAAATACTTTTTTGATGGATGAGAATATATGCATTAAATGTAATAGCCGTCGTGTAGGGCATGTCATACTTCGTGACAGTATTATATACAAATGCTTTGATTGTGGGTATAGGTGGGAGGAACATGATGTTAAACGGGCTTCACAAGATTCATATAGAACTAAGCTCAAAATGCAATAAAAACTGTTGGATGTGCGGCAGAAGAAAAAGAGAAAAAATGTATGGCAATCAAAATTATGGTTTCATGGAATGGAAAACACTCGTAAAAATACCATCCCAAGTCCCACCCAATACTTTAATAGCTTTTCATAACAATGGTGAGGGTTTGATGTATCCACAATTTGGTAAAGCTGTGTCATTATTCAAACATTGTATTACATACTTAGTTACTAATGGACTCCTCCTGTTAGAAAAATCTGATGAAATTATCTCAAACCTCAATATCATATCTATTTCAATAATTGAGAATGAAGATCCATCAATAAAAGAAGATCAATTACAAATAATCCACGATTTTCTAAAATTAAAAGGTGATAAACCACCAATGACAACATTACGTTTTGTTGGTAAAGTTGATGAAACACCATATGTAGAGCGTCTTGGATCTCTAATGCCTAAAATAGTAAGACGAACTCTTCATATTCCAGATGGATCGAGAAAGTATCGTGTAAGTCCAACGCTTCCAGAACATGGTGTTTGCAATGATTTGCTTCAGACATTAGCTATTGATCGATTTGGTAATGTATCTGTTTGTGTTAGATTTGATGTTGACGGTGATCTTATAATAGGTAATATCAATTATCAGAGTTTGGATGATATTTGGAATAGTCAGAAGAGACAGTGGATTATAAATAAACACGTTACTAATAAAAGACATGAAGTCCCATATTGTGGTGATAAGTGTGAATATTATGGTGTGCCAACAGGTGAATGTTAAATATATTCTATAACGAAAGAAGGATGTTATGATAAAACCTATAAAAGAACTATGGAAAGAAAAAACAAGTGATATTGCTATATTATTAGGAACAGGATCATCTATAAATGAAATAGAAGAATGGGATAAAATACTTATCCATGATACTTTAGCTATGAATAACTGGGTTTATCATCCTACAATAATACCAAAATGGAATAGTCTTGAATTGAAAAAATATGACTATGAAATTCAGAAGAAAAGGCTAGAAGAGAAGTGGAACTTAGGTTGGAAAAATGTATGTTTTCTTCTTTCTTCAGATAGGGTTTTTTATGTTTCAGGAGCTATAGGACATCCTGAAGAAGCAAGAATTTATGTTTATAATCATGTCATAAGAGGTAAACATCCTAAAGTAAATAAAGACATCAAGATAAATGCTGATTTTAACCCAAATGATGGTAATTTATATAAGTCATATGATAGTTCAGTTACTACTATGATACATTTATTATATCTTATGGGATACAAGTATATTATTCTATATGGTCTTGATATGAATAATGGACTATATTTTTGGTCTTCTGGGCATCCCAAATACGGATTAACTCACTGTAGAACCAATAAGGATCACGAAGGCAGAGATCCTAAGAGTCCGCATAACGCTGCTCATATTAAAGATTATATAATAGATTTCAACAATAGACATATGATTCCTTATGGACGTGAGATTTTCGTTGGTCATAAATCCACGGCTCTATATCCCCACCTATCGCTTTGGAAATGGTAAATGAGTTCTGAATCGACTGAAATAATCTTTGATAACGAAACTGTTATCAAAATTGAAAAAAAGATGAATCCTAAAAAGAGAAATAATCTCGAAAAAGAATGGCTCATCTTGAAGGACCTTGAATCTAAAGGTTCCATAGTATCGCCAGCTCCTATCGAATTTGGAACATTACCAAATCGTAATCATTATATGGTGTTACCGAGATTAAAGAACATTGGTCTTGTCAAAAATGAATATGACATGATGTTTTCAATTTTATGTCTAAAGGGAATGGGTTACATTCATGGCGACTATAAAAATGACAACATGAGTTTTGAAGATGGATGTCGTTGTGTTTTTATTGACTTTGATCAAGCGTTGAAATGTAATGAAGACTTGCCTATGGATATGTTCCTTGAAAAATTGATAAAGACTAATAGAAACAAGTTAGCTCCTTTACAGTATGACCAACTTCTAAGTATGTTTGTTGATTATAGATTGGATTTATCTAAAACAACAATATTTCAAAAAGGCATTTCAACAAAAACTAAAAATGGTATATATCATCCTGTATCGACATTTAATCTCTTTATAGAAGGGGAGCGTGGACTTGAAGGACGTATCGACATTTTATCTCATGTTCCTTTTAGCCATGATGAAACAATTCTTGATATAGGTTGTAATACTGGATTATTGATTAGATATTTGATCAATAGAGGATGCTCTTGGGTTGATGGATATGAACGATCAAAAGAACATGCTATTGCTGGTCAAATGATTAACAATAGTTGTGCCATATTCAATAGCAGGATCTATCACAAAGATATCACTAAGGATAAGATTGATAGAAAATATGATACTGTTATTTTGTTTTCTGTTTTACATCATTTTGAGGAATTTTCACACTCTGTAAATGAGATACTGAATTGTGGCTGTAAACGTATAATCATTGAATCACGTTTAGTTGAAAATGGTATGGTATATTCTGATGGTCATTGGCGAAAAAGTAGTAGATGGTCTTTTAATAATATAACTGATTTTATCAAGTTTCTTGAAAAAATGTTTGTTGGTTTCAAATTCAATAAAAATTATGGGCATACTGAAAGAAATAGATATATTTTGGAATTTATAAGATGATAAATCTTCTTGTAGGATGGCATTCGTCTATATTTAAAAGACGACAACGAGAAATGCTATATTGTTTAAGAAAAAATGTCAGATTGAAATATATTGATAACATTTACCTATTTCTCGAAGATGGTACTATCCCATTATTGACATCTTTTAGAATGAAATATGTTAATGTTAAGCATAGAATGACATATAGAGATTATTTTGATTTTATCAACAATAATTGTAGTGATGATTACAATATAATTTCAAATTCAGATATATTTTTCAATGAAACAATCGCAAAAATACTTGAAATTCCTATGGAAAATAGATGTATCGCTTTATCCAGACATGAATGGGATATGGATAAAGAGGAAATTGTCTTAGCCAAAAAAAGACATACTGGAAATGATGTATGGATATTCAAAGGATCTGTCAACATAAAGAATTGTGGTTTTTTCTTGGGATTATCGGGCTGTGATCTAAGGATGAATTATGAACTAATAAATAATGGATATGATATTCTGAATATTTGTGATGACATATGTATATTTCATGTCCACAAGGTTAAAGGAGAAAATACGCATAGGCATTCTGAACCTGTTGATGGCCCATATATTAGGGTAAAACATATATCTTATGAGGAGATTAAAGATGGTAAAAATAATTGCAGAAATTGGTATAAATCACAATGGTAGTTTAGAACTGGCTAAGAAGATGATATATATGGCCTCAAAATATAATTGTGATTATGTTAAATTTCAAAAACGTGAAATTTCTCTTGTTTATACTAAAGAGGAACTTGACAAACCAAGAGAAAGTAAATGGGGAACTACTACAAGAGATCAAAAGATGGGATTAGAATTTGGCAGAGCAGAATATGATGAAATAGATAGTTATTGTAAATTGTTGAATATGAAATGGTATGCGAGTCCCTGGGATCCTATATCCGTTGATTTTCTTATGAAATATAATCCACCTTATATGAAAATTCCCTCAGCATTGATAACCAATTTTGAATTACTAGAAGCTGTTAAAAATACTGGAAAACCCACTATTATTAGCACTGGTATGAGCACAAAGGATGAAGTTGATGCCTGTCTAAATTTCATGGGAGATCAAGTTGAGTATATATTAGCCTGTTGTTCTACTTATCCTACCAAAGATGAAGAAATGAATCTTAAATTCATTCAAACACTAATAAAAGAATACGGGCATAAGTATAAAATAGGTTTCTCTAATCATAATCCAGGAACATATTATTGCACAGTAGCTCCAGCATTAGGAGCCCAAATGATTGAATTTCATATAACACTTGATCGGGCTTTTGAAGGAAGCGATCAGGCAGCTTCCATTGAAGAAGCTGGTGTAAGGATAATAACATCTCATATTAGATGTCTTGAAGTTGCTATGGGAACTGGTGAATGGTGGGTCAGAGATTCAGAAATTCCAATAAAAAATAAACTAAGATTCAATACGTATAAAGATAGATTTACAATAAAACAATAATTCTCTATAATAGAGGTAGGTTATGGAAACAAGAAAAGTATGGTGGAATGGTAATATTGTGCCCGAAAGTGAAGCCAGATATAGTATATATGATAGTGCTCTTATGTTTGGCGACACGATATTCACAATGATGCGAACATTTAATGGGGAGATATTTAAGGTGGACTGGCATCTTGATCGTCTTTTTGATAATGCCACCGCTACTGGTATAATAATGCCATATTCGAAAGATGAACTGAAGTCAGCATTGGAGCTGGTGAAGAAATTGAATGAGCCGGCATTTAATTCTGATGATGAATTTAGGTTTCTGATAAACGTCAGCCCGGGTCTATTGGGTATTTACAAAGATGTTGACGTTTCACAGCCCAAAGATACCCATGTTCTAATAGCTGTATTTCCGTTACGATGGACTGTTAACGGGATGGGCAAATACTTTCAAGAAGGTGTTAAGTTGCATATTCCAAATCAGAGATCGATTCCATCATATTTGTTAGATGCAAAGATAAAATCAAGATCAAGACTACATTACAAAATGGCTAACATTGAAACAAGCCAGGTGCCTGGAGCTTGGCCTTTATTGGTTGATCTAAATGGATTTGTTACTGAAGGAACTGGATATAATTTCTTTATGGTGCGAAATGGAAAAATATATACACCGAAGCCTATTAACATTCTTAGAGGTGTTTCACGTAGATATGTAATGGAAATATCTAATGTTATTGAGACTGATATAGACATGTTCGATCTTCTAAACGCTGATGAGGCTTGGATAACAGCAACACCATTCTGTATGCTACCTATCAAATCTATACAGGATGTTGCATTGAAGAGCTGCCCCGGCCCAATCTATAGTGAAATTCTTAATCTATGGAGCAAAAATGTTGGTGTTGATATTGAAAAACAAATAGTCAAGTGGGATAATAATATAGAAGTAAATAAAAGCACGCCATATCAATTTGTTAGGAGGTAATCTCTATGGTTGTTGATGATGTAATCAATAAGATGGTTACGTATGGTATTTTAGATGAAATAGTTCGTGATATTGTTGAAGATTACATGCGTCCATATTGTAAACTCTTGGAAGATTGGAAAGATATTGAAGATCAGAAGATATTTGAAGAAAAGTCTTTGAAAATTCTCAAAGATTGGGCACAAAAGATTGAAGATGGTATTGAGCCACCAATATCATATGATGTTGTAAAGTTTCTTAATAAAATCTTTGGGCGTGATATAGTTGAAGAATCTGAAATTGCTTATGCTGGATGGGAAGCTGTTAATGATATGGGGGAGAACAATAATTATCTTGAAGGTGGTGGTGTGATTGTCTGGTTGTTTCTTTGTCTTATTATAGCGTTCATTTTTTTGATTATCTATGGCTGTTAAACCAATTATAAATCAACGTGAAATTAAGTGGAATAAAGTATATGGATTTGATGTAGCTTACTGGATTCATGGCGGTCAAGTCCATGATGTTGTAGGCTCTTGGATAGATGATTTTGCCTTTGGGTATGATCCAAGAGAAGGTGATTTTCTGTGGATGCTAAGGCAGGTGCTAAGAGATGGTGATATATTCTGTGATATTGGTGCTAACATTGGTCTTACAACTCTTGCAGCTTTAAGAAAAATAGGTAAAAACGGGTTTGTTTATGCAATCGAGCCGGATCCACGTAATCAATTACTTCTGAGTTTAACATGTCAAAGAAACAATCTTGTAAATCGTATGAATATCCTACCATTCGCTGTATCTAATAAATTAGGTAAGTGTAAATTCAAACTAGCAAAACAAACAAATGTAAGTAAAATTGATTCCGAAGGTATTGATGTTGATACAATCACCCTATCTGCAATGAAGTGGTATAGGGGCATTCCTTCAACTTTCAAGATGGATGTTGAAGGAAGTGAAGTTGAAATAATCGAAGGTGCATTGGACCTTTTCAAACAAGATAGAAAATTTAATGTTCTAATAGAGGTTCATCCATCAACATACTCGCCTGAACATGATTTTGAAAAACAATTAAGAAATTTATTAGATATAGGATTTAAATTTGTCTATGTATGTAGTGCTGGTTATTTCAAACCAAAGATTTTTGATGATCTTGGATATGAACCTATGTTAATCTTTCAGGATGGAAATTATACACGTGGCATATATGATGACATTGACGAAGATCACGCCTTATATTATTCAACACACACGGTTAGATCATATATACCAGATGTTGAGGAATATACTAATAAAATAGTAAGATCAATTCTATTGAGTAAAGGATGATTTACCAAGACTTCCAAGGACATTCAAACGGTTTTTCTTCGAGCTTGGATCTGAATTTTTGAAACAAATCACTATACCATGCTTCCTTAATAGATGTTATATCAACACCATCTTCTTTGCTAAAAGCACATGGTTGAAGTTTCATCTCTGATGTTACATGAGCTCTAATGCGAGCGTATTCACAAATGAGCTTTTGTTCATTGTTGCTGTTGCGTATTATCATACATGGATCAATGCCTATTTTATATGGGCCTTTATTCACAATATCTAAAAACTCTTTAGTAACTTCAAATCCTGTAAAAACAACAGCATTTACACCATTGAAATTCATTGTAAATTTCATAGGATCTGTTAAAACAATGTTGGTCGTTACACCAGCATCTATAAGCATCTTTAATGCTGAATAATTCATAACTACATTAACACGTCGGCACATCTTTAATATCTCAACTTTTTCAGGTGTAAATGCTTCTCCAGATGTAGTATAATTGATATCAATACCATGTTGCTTAGTGTAGGCAATTATTTCGTATAAATAATCATTAGGATAATAATAGTCTTTTAATATAACCTGATTAACATGGTCTTTTACATTGTATATAAGTCTCTTATATTCTTTAAGATTCTTTATAGGAGCAAAATCTATAATAATAGGAAGATTCATATTAGAGACACTTCTTTATTGAGTATTTTTTCAACCCCTCTCTTATAGCTATTTGTTCATGAATGTAAAGAGTCTGAAACAGCATTCCAGTATGAATATCCGTAAGTGTTTCAGAATCCAAAGATTGAATACCCAAATACGGAAGCCATGCCATAAAACTTTCTGTCATTATCCTCGCTCTATCGTTTTGTTCTTTTGTAATCATGTCTTTATTCTCCTATAAAATATATAAATATATAAAAAACATCATATTGGAGTTGTTAGTTATGGATGATAGATGTCAAAATTGTCTCTATAAAAACGAGTGTGATATTCCTGATAGTTCTATAAACTTTTATGGGTATTACCATTGTGGATATTATACACCAATTCTAGAAGAATTTGTATCTGATAATTTTAGGGTGATTATATATCAGATCAATGAAGACTGATATATTGGTTTTATAAATCTTTCTATAATTATTTCTTTTGTTCGCTTATACTCTTCATTAGATCCGGCACTGATGTCGTCTTTTGTGGACATTGCAGTGAATGATGTATCTGCACATAATTTTCCTACATATCCAGCTTTATAGCATTTAAGCCACATAGCCCAATCGGATAACCTATGAACATCCTCATCTACTACAAACCCACCAACACGATCTACCATAGAAGTTCTATAGAGACTATTAGAGCTTATATAATTAGACACTAATAATTTTCTTATATCAAATTCTATAGGTGGAAAAGATATATTGATGTGCCCCTTATATTGAAAGGGACAATAACACCACCCCACACTTGGATCTGCTTCTGAAAGTGTTTTATAGAGTTTATCAAGTAATTTTCTCCCAAGTATAATATCCCTATCCAGAACAAATATATATGGTGGCACTACACCACCAGTATATTTTCGATATGAATTAAGCCCTTTCTGAACATTCATAGCATGTTTATGCTCTGACATATAGCTTATCCAAGTATAAGGAACATTATTTCTTTTGATTGTTATTTTTGTTTCTCCGCTTATTTTATGATTAGTGTATAGTGGTGTTATGACAAGAATTATGGGTTTGTTCGATTGATGTAGAATTTTCATTTTCATATAACCTTTGTTGCTTCGTCCTCCTTTATATTTGGTATTGTAAAATTACTAAATCCAGTAAAAACAGCAGTGAACCGTGATTTTATATTATTAACATATTTGACAAAGTATTTCTTACCTTTCCACACAAGTTCACTTTTTTCATCTGGTAATATACTTCCTTGTGCTGTAAATTCTAGTGAACCTGCCTTGACATATATTACCTTACAAGCGTTAACAATATCACCAACATTCGGTAGAGCTATTTGAGCAAACGCCTTTTTTGATATATTCATTCTTTGACACTCCTATATAAGATTTTTAACGCTTTCTAATATATTTTTTGCAACATTCTCCACTTTCATCTCAGGATAATACTTATCTAGATTACTATAGATTTCAAGTATTTGACCTACATATGTGCTTTCATACATTTTATTGTAAAAATGTATATCAAAATTCTGATCTATAGACTTGAAATATCTGTGTTCAACGGGTATAATGGGAATACAGTTTTGATCAAGAGCTTTGAATGTAAAAGAATCCAAATATCCAATTTCATATTCTTTCTTCGTTCCTAATATAATGGTGTGTTGCACTTCAGAATATTCAAATTTCTTATATTCAATACCAAAATTACTATATTCTTCAGCTTTCACTTTGTCTATCTTCTTATCATAGATAATTTTCAATTCTGGATAGTTCTTAGCGACATATAGATAATACTTCTCAAATGAATGTATTCTATCGTTAAGATTACCCTTATAGGCTAAAAAATATGGTCTTTGACTATTATTAAGCTTTATATCTAACAAGTTCTTAGAGCGATACCAAAATGGAAGATATGAGAAGTTACGTCTATAATTTATAGCGGGCTCGAAAAACTTGGATTTCACTGACGAACTTATCCAATTATATTCTTTTTGAGTTAATCCAAGATACCTGTCGAATATAATAATGGGTTTCTTTTTCTTTACATTCTTCTCAATAACTGTCGCTTGGAGCACAAGTTTAGCTGCTTTTTCCGGTGTATTATCAGATTTTGTTGGGAAAAAGTCTATAAAAATAGCATCATAAGAGACATCTTGATCTTTTTCTAAACTGACAGTTTTAACAGCATTTTTATGCAGTTCTTCTAACAATATACTGTCAATATTTAATGTTCCTAAAATCAACCTCTCTTCTTCCTTCCAATTTTGATTTCTGATACTTTCGGTTGTTTTTGATCTTGGTTAACTCCTACAGATGTAAGAAATTCACGCGCTTCTGGAGTAAACCCATGAATATCACACTGAAACCCTGAAGATATCACACGAATCTTTCCAACACCAACTATTGATTCGAGATATTTGTAGATCTCTTCTTGTGAAAACCCAACAACAAAAGCAGTCCAATTTGACATGTTTGGTAGAATCTCATATTCCACTCTAAACACTGCTAAATTTTTCATTTTTATTCCTCCAATTTTTCATAATATGGTGTAGTCAAATAACCATTTTCACTAACATCTGTAACTTTATACATTGACACAATATCACCAACCTTTTTAGTCTGTTTTTGTTCAATCATATTTTTCCCTTGTAGAAAGAGATCACCAACCTTAGCTGCACCAATACGCGGTGGCACCTCTGGAAGGTTATTAAATTCCAACACTCTCATTTTCTTTTTACCCTCCTTGTTTTACCATTAGTTTCTATTTCTGTTAAGGACTCTTCTTCTTTATCCTTCATTTCACACAATTCAACAGCTTCCTTAACCTGTGGATTAAATGTTGAATAAGAGCTTTGTTCCAACCATTTATTTATTTCGTCAAACAATCCATCAATTTTATATAACATTTTTGAAACATTATCAGTGCCCTGACCCAATTTCTCACCTTTATATGAATACCATGATCCAGATTTTTCAATAATACCAGCTGAAACAGCCAAGTCAACCATACCAGCCATAGGATCAAGGCCATGAATATAATCCAAATTCAAAATAGCTTCCTGATATGGTGGATACAGCCTATTCTTTAGAGTTGTAACGGTAATGTTCTGCCCAACAACCTCTTTTGATTCTTTTACAGAATGCTTCTTCAAATGTAAAATAATAGTAGGTAGAAGTCTAACAGCTCTACCGCCACTAATAGCATCTGGCTGTGGAATGAATGACATCGTAGGATATGTATGAGCTGTAATAATACCAATACTGTTTTGAGAAATAGCAATATTGAGTAGGAGTTTCAAGTCTGTCTTGATTGCTTTCTGAAGCTGACCTTGATCAGCCTTTGGATCTCCGTCGAGAGCATCTTCATAAGACTTTATCCTATCAATTCCACCAATACTATCAATGATAATAAATAACTTTTCTTCTCCAGTTTCCTTTATCTGTGCAAGAATAGTCCTTATTTCATGTTCCCAAGGTGTATAGAAATACATTGTTTTATCTGGGTCAAGACCCCATCTACGGCAAAAATCAGTGCTTATACCACGTTCAGTATCAATAATGATAACCTTAAATCCCTGTTTCTGAGCGTCAGCAGCAAGTAGAACAGATAGTGATGATTTCATACATCCTTCCATACCTACCAGTGCTGTCAATTGCCTTGTAGGCATTGCTTTATACAGATTACCTGAAATAATCCTGTTAAGATCATATGTTGGTGTTTTTATCCATTCTGACATTGTAGCAATCACACTCTCAGACATAATGGAAGCATGAACGCCCTTTACTTTAGATTCAACCTTTTTACGCAAACTTTCAAAAAAATCCATATATTACATCTCCCTTACAGTGCTAAATCCTTCTTTTTTCTCAATCAAATATAAATTATCTGCATCAGAAATTTCAGACCTGTGTGTTATCAAAAATATCTTTCCATCAATTTCTTTTTGTAATGTAGTTAGAATTTTCATCATAGAATTTATACCAACATGATCAACAGAGCTGTCAAGAATTTCATCAAAAACCATAAGATCAAGATTTATACCAGTTCTCATCTTTGTTACATCTATGAATGCTAATTGTAAAGCAATATCAACACTCCTCTTCTCACCACTTGAAAGATTCTCATAAACACATTTCGAAATTCCATTACCAATTATTTCATCATCGAGCCATTTTGTAAACTTAACATAGAAGTTACATCCCGATTCTGATAGATAATAATTTGTTCTTGATGTTATATAACCCATCATGTTTGAAATAGCATATTGTTTAACACCATCATCTTGACAAAGCTCTTTTACATATTGCAAATAGTCTAATAATTCTCTTAACTTGGTTAACTTCTTATCATTTTCATCAATATCTTTCTGACATATACCTATTTTCTTTACATTTTCATCTATTAGTATAGTAATTTCTTTTCTGATTTTAGAATTATCAATGTTTTCAAGTTTTATTAGTTTTTTCTGATATTCATTTAACGTGTTAATAACAGTATTTAATTCATTTAATCTTTTGTTGTAATTGTTTATGATATTATTATAGTTTTTTATATTTGATTGTAAACTCTTTTGTTTTTCGATGAGAATCTTTAATTGTTCTTCTCTTGTGTTGATATTGTTTTTAACACTCCTAAATTCATCTATCCTATTCTCAGAAAGTGTAAGAATATCAATTTGTTTCTGTATTTCATATATTTTACTATCTATTTCTTTTTTCTTATTCAATCTATGCTGTTTGTGATTTATTTCACTGATATATTCTGAATGTCTCTTCTCTAAAGATGTTAAGGCACTATTGACAGATTGTAATTTATTCAATAATCTATCATAGTCATTTTGCAATTTATATAGTAATTCATTATCCTTTAAGTCACTCTGACATACAGGGCACTTATCACCACTAAGTAATTCCAACTGATTGGATATATTGTTTATATCTGATTTTATAGATTGTTCTTTGATTTTGAGATTTGTTATTTCACTTGCTATTTCATCTTTTTTCTGTAACAAATCAGTTATTTCATTTTCATCAACATCATCAATTATAGTGATATTTTTAATATCATTTCGTAGTTTATTCAGTTTTAGTATGTCATTTTCAATATCACCATAACTATCATACTGTTTTTTCAAAATCAAGATTTCATCGTTCAATTTAACTATATTGTTGGAAATGATCAATTCACTTGTAGTCAATTCATTTACCTTTGATTTGGTTTCTTCGAGTTTTTGTGTTATTTCGTCTATTTCTGGCTTTGGATCCTTAAATTCCGCTATTTTACGTTTGATTTCATTTATTTCATCTGTATTGTCTGGAAATTCTGTCAGTTTATACTTTAGATCCTGTATTTGTTGTCTATATTCACTTATAGACTTATTATTAAACTGATTTTTCATCAATAGCGTATCAATGTTTTTTGTAATCTCCCTCAGTTTTTCATTTGTAGAATCAATTAGATCACTATACATTGATAGCATAAAGACATTTTCAAGAAATGCTCTCTTCTGAGGCACAGACATTTTAAGTATGGGTGTGATGGAATTTATATTTGTATGAAATAGTGAATTAAATGTTTGAAAATCAAAACCCAGAATTTCTTTTATTTTTTCTTGATAATCCTTTACATTTGATGGTATAGGTATCAACTTATCATTAAGATAAATTTCAAGTTTATCGGGCTTTATGGCTCTTAGAATTGTATATCTGTCATCACCCCTATGAAAATCTATCGATACTTCACAATTCTTCTTATTTTTCCAATTAACAAAATTTGACTTATTGATTGCTCTCGCTGTCTTTCCAAAAAGGACAAATGGTATTGTCTCCAATAGACTTGATTTTCCACTACCGTTTGATCTTCCGCTATCTACATCAAGTCCTAAGATTACATTTATTCCTTTTTTGAATATGATTGTCTGTTTTTTTGCTCCGAATGTAAGAAAATTTTTAAAACTAACAGAATCAAACACTATTTTGTTCATAATTATCTCTTTTAATTGATAGTAGTGCGTATCCAGCAATATCCAACCAAGGATTTTCACCAAAAGCATCCTTTTTATTAGCAATCCTAAACAGCTTGTCAATTACTCTCACAATGGTTAGCATATCTTTATACTTACTAACCGTAATACCATTGGGGAATAAGACCTCTAATATACGGTATGATTGCCCAAAGCTATCACCGTAAGCTAAATTCTTCTCATCCACCAACTTACCTACTACAGAACCAATTTCTTCATAAGTCATATCAATCTCCCCACACTTTCCTTAAGATCTTCAAAATCAGTCAATCCAACACTATACTCTTTAAGAACATTATCCTTGAAAAATAATAGTGTCGGCACACTTCTTATATTATACTTACTGGTCAACTCTATGTCATTTTCAATATCAATCTTTTTTATTTCTACAACATCACCAAAGTGTTTTTCTATTTCTGATAACATTGATTCCATCTTTTTACAAGGTGCACACCAATTAGCACCAAATTCAAGTATAGTCAACTTTTTCATTGTTATTCCTCCTATTCTGTTAATAAACTGCTAACAATTCTTTTTAATGTATTTGTATTGATATGTGATGGGTGTTTCTTTAGATCAATATAGTTAAATAATAGTTGTTTATTATCTACAATCTCTATATTATCAATAATCTCAAATCCATTATCTGATTTTATTGACATTTGAGAAAAATCTGTATAGAGTTGTAGTGGTTTGAAACTTTGAACTAGATCTATGATCTTCTGATTTCCCTCTGTTCCAAAATCTTCAGTATAAATCAATTTGACAATGTTGTCTTTAATTTCATCTGAATCTATGTTATCAAGAGAAGCTATGATCTTCTTAAACTTAGGGAAATTTTCAAATTCAACAAACCTCAAATCCCCATTATCGAAGATATAGTAACCTCTTGAACCTGAATCATTAAATGTCATATGATATGGGGCACCGATATATTCTATATTAGCAAATTTCATCGGTGTATGGAAGTGTCCTGAATATACTTTTCCACAATGTTTGAAATCATTTTCACTATATTTGAATCGTTGTAATATATTAGAATTAGTTATTTCAAGATGCCCAAATAATATATCAGTGTTTGGTATTTCATCAGCTATCCAAGGCACCAAAGAAACTTTATACCCATCAAGTCTAATTGTTTTATTCATATCAATTATTTCAACATTATCGAACATCTGAATAAAACTTAGGCTTGTAGGTTTGATACTATTTTTATAGAATAGGTCATGATTGCCAATCACAATAGATATATGGAAATCCTTAATAATATCCATTATATCTAAACAGGTCTGTATTGTTTGTATATTCAGTGATTTTCTATCATGGAACCAATCACCAAGATGGATTATTTCAGATATGTTTTCACGAATACAAGTATCAGCGATATGTTTGAACAATTTGATTACTATATTGTGCCACAATGGAGAGGCATTATATATTCCACAATGGGTATCAGTAACAATTATTGCTGACATATTATTTCTTTCTTTTTTCCCTATTTGATGATGAAAGGATAGCGTTGAATGCGTCTTGTTCGCTGATGTAAAACTCTGATTTCACGATTTCAGTAAACTTTTGATAGCACATATTTTTTGTCTCGATATATTTCTTCTGACTTTTGATATATGCTCTGAATGAATTTTTACATATTTGTGTGATATAGGCAAAGGCATTTTTAGATTTATCTGGATTGAAACTATTCAGGTATTTTATACATGTAAGAACAGCATCACTTACCATATCGTTTCGCCATGTATATCCAGAAAAATTGCCTTTGGTGGAATAATGATTAGCTATTTGGAGCAACATTCTACCCAATTCTTCAGTTAGAATGCCATCTTTTTTATATATCATCACCTCTTTTAATAATTCTTCGTTGTTAATGTAAAAGTTCTTTTTATCCAAGTTTCATCTCCTTTATATCATAAATTCTGTATGTTGTAAATTATCCCATTATAGTAACGTGACAGTTTATTGCACTTGCTCCCCAAATCCTAACAGTATTTGGGGATATAGTTTCAACAGTTACAGTAACGGTCTGTTTGGTAGAATCGCTATACACTTGAACAATGGGATATTCATTACTTAATTCATGAGATACATCACAATAATAGTTAGCACCACTAGATGACCAACCAGTAGTTGATATAGATTGTGTTGATATTGATAGAACTCTTGGCGTAGTAAAATCTATATATTCTACAACCCCATCATCAATCTCACCTGGCTTTGACCATACCATTGTGAACTTTGAACCACTAACATATCCATTGACTTCTGAACTGTCAGCAATCCAAAATTCAAAAAATCCCTCACTATCAGATGTAACCTGTGGTAGTGTATTTGTTGCTGATCCACCAGTCTCTTGTAAATAGACATACATTGGCGTTGTTGTTCCAGCTGCATATAAACTTATTTCAGCACCTTCTACCGGCTGTCCTTCTTCATTTGTTATATAATACCAAAAATGTTGCCTTGCCATTTTCAAACTCCTATAAATTGTTTAATTTTTTCAAAATCCTTGTTCTTTCTCCATTCAACATCATCAACAATTAACAAATCTATATTGTTATTGTCACAAAACATCTTTTTAATTTCATCACGTCTTACCGTTTCTGGAAATGAATGCCAGTATCTGCCATTATATTCAATACCCTTTCTTATTTCTGGAATCCATATATCAATTTCTAACATTCTACCAGTATATGGATTATAAATTTGTGTTTTATCATTTTCCAATATCACACCATTATATATACTTCTAATATATGCCAATATCTCCTTTTCCTGTGATGAAACACCAAATGATGACATACATATAGGACATCTATGACCATTTCTAAAAATCTTCAATGTTGTGTAATATCGATGTCCTTTATCACATTCTACTAACATTTTTTTCTTATTTGAAATATATCTATCTAAAACAACATATCCTTCCAATCTGAAAAATTCTTCAACTTCTTCTTGTGAATATCTATAATTTCCTTTACAAATTGGGCAACCGGTTTTTCTATTTACAATACTGTTATAGCTTTTATATATTTTATGTCCATTAGGGCATATAACAAATACTGGTTTATTAGTATTAACATATTCTCCTATAATTGTATATCCAAATTCCGCAAATTTTTTCCTAACTTCTTCTATATCGATTCTTTGTAATAGTGATCTTTTTTCAATAGAACATACCTTACATCTTTTATTATGTTTGAAATTATGCCACAATACAGAAGTAACATGCCCTTTAGGACACTTTATTGTAATTTTACTGTGCCCACCTTTGAATTCCGACAATAATGTAAATCCGCATTCTTCAACATATTTCTTTATTTCCGATTGATCACGAATAATATGACCATTACATCTTGGGCACCTTTGACCGCTTCTAAAATTATTCCATTCCACACTATATAAATGACCCTTGCTACACAATATTCTTATTTTTGAATGACAGTTTTTGTAATTACTTGCATCAATTAACGTATATCCATTTGACTTTACAAACGCTTTTATATCTTCTATAGCTTTCATTGATTATATTCTAAAGTCTTTTCAATTCTATACCAAATATAGAGATCAACATTAGCTGGTTTATATATAGGTGATGAATAGCTATAAAAACAAATTTCATCATTTATATCAAAAATACCAATCTCAGTAATAGTCATTTCTACTGGATCATCAATAATCGCTTTTACATAATAATAGTTAGCATCTGTAGCTCTTGAAATACTATATGTTCCGATAACCGATTCAAGAGAATTGAACTTGTCTGGTTTCCACCCAATTCCTTTTGTTCCATCGCCAACCTGCAAATATTCTAACCTACTATAAATATCACCCATCAGATAGCCACGTCTTCCTATTGCTCTAACTACAGCTTTTCCAGTAATTGCCGTAGAGAATGTTATAGTGCAATAGTTTCTTGATGTTAATTTTATATCAGCTGGATATATTACATTATTATCATCGTCATAACAGGTGACTAGAACTGCTTGTGCATCGAACATATGATAAACAGTCCATGTTGAAGCTGGTGTGCTCTGTATATGTTCGTAAGAATAACCAGCATCAGACGGAATTTGTTCTGGTTCTAATAGAATCCCATATCCACTTTGACTATGAGCAAATGTTACATTATACTCATTAACATCAGGCATTGTAATCATCTTTGGAATCAATTTACCATAATTCTCATCATCAATTTGAACTAATGGAAATTGCTGTCCAATGGTATGAACCAGATTCCATGATGCTGATGCTGGAATCAGTGATGTATAACTGTCAGCAATACATGAATATGCGTAACCAGCTTGTGGACTATTGAAGATTATCTCAACATAATTTTGATCAATGTTTGTCATACTCTTTGGTTCAATAATGTTGCCATCCAAATCATAACATTGCACCATAACATTCATAGAATTTAATCGGTGCTGCACAATCCACCTTCTATTTCTATGTTCTCTCCAATAGACAGCACAATCTTCATTTGGATTATCAATTACAGGTACACACTTTGTATTCAAATTAGCTTTATAATCATTTGAATACATTGGAATATAAAATCTACTAAAATTTGTCTTTGGTGATATTACCACCGAATAATGTGCAAATTTACATACAGGTCTTACTCTCTCCCATTCAGTGATGAGAGTATTCATTACATCTTCATCAATTATGTCATATTTTGACATTGGTTCTGTAGAAACATCAATTTCAACTCTATAATGAGGACTCATTCTAAGGTCAGTAGGACCAAATGGATCTTCAGGATATATTCTGCTTGAAGTTAATCTTGATACAATAGCATATCCAGTAACTTCATCATCAAATGTCAATATCAACATGTCATTAGCAATTTTAACATTGCTTGGCTGAATCATATTATATGACGCATCATATACTTGAAAGATTACATAAACACCATAAGAGTGATTGATTATCCATGTTTTAGAAGCTGAAGCCTGTATATGAATAAATGATTCCTTTTCTATGTTAATTCTACCTTCATAAGATGTAGAATCCCAATCAACAGTAATTTGATTGGTGCCATTAAGAATTATTTCTTTAGGCATTATCACGTTTCTATTGTAGTCCATTACTTGAGCTATTACTTCACGAACATTTTGATTGTGTACTACAGTCCATTTAACACCTTCTGGGCCATATACCTGTTCGTCAGCTTCAACTATATGCACAACACCACTGGCATACTCATCGAATGTTATCATAATGTTATTTCCATCTATAACATATATTTCATTAGGAATTATACCATTGTAGTCGAGATCATAACATTGAACAATAACGTTCCAGGTGCCCAATGAATGGTTTACATACCATTGTTTGGAAGGAGTATTGAAAGCAATCGCCTCACCACCTGTTGTTGTCATACTAGCACCATAGTATGCTGAACCAGCTCCCATTGTAGGTGGTGAATGTAAATATAGTGGATTTGATGTATATAGATAATCTTCAAAATATCCTTTGGGAACATCCGGTATATTCCAAGGATGCCATCTTTCATATACATTCATTAGATTATTACTATATCCAGCTATTGCTTTCCATATAATATACAGAGCTGAATATGTTCCCTTACGTTTCATCAAATCTACCAGAGCAGCAGCATACTGTCTCTGAATATCCTCTGATGATAGTAATGGTTGACCCATACTGAACATCTGATAAATATAATGTAAAAAATCAGTATGAATTTCATAAGGATCTTGTAAATTCCAAACGTCATTTATCAGATGATATATTTGTTGATAAAATTTATCAAAAGCAACATTCATAAATGCTGTTAGAAATTCTGTTCTATTGTGATATGGAAGAGCTTCAACAGCATAATCTTTCATTCCACGATAGAAGATGTTAACTGTCGATGATCCCTCAACATTTATATTACCGAAAAATAGATACGATTTATTGTTGTTAACATAATAATCAAGTGGTTGTTGATTTGAAAGTGTCAGAACAGCAACACCTGTCTTTGGTTCTTTGAATACTATGTCTATAGTGTTTTCATCAATAGATTTTACATATTCGTAATTTATAGTCTCACCATCAAGACCAGTGCATTCTACTGTAAAATAGTCTTCATTTCTGTAATTTCTCCAAGTATTAAATCTATGTTTAACTCGCCATGTATCTGATTCTCTATATTGAATATATCTCCTTGTCCATGTCTTAGTATTAAAAGCCTCAACAAATGAATGAAGTGGGCTTGGTCTTGATTTAACAAAATATACTTCATCATATCCATCGCTTACATAGTCACTAATTTGATCAATAGTCAGTTTGGAAGGTCTATAACAATTCGTTTGTAAGCGAAATTTGAACATGTTTTCATCTGGCGTGTCAGCCACAGGAACCAATTTCAGATTCAAATAATCCAATGGGGTTTTCAAATAAACATCCATACCATATCCACGTGCAACAATTTTATTACCCATTGTGTGTATTTTTGCTTTTGATGGATAGTCATATCCATAATATGGTAATGTTTTCACCAAAGTTTTTATTACGAAATATGGTGAATCTGAAAACTTTGGCATTTATTCTTCCTCCAAGAAGTTACAATAATCAATAGCTAAAACTGGAAATTGATTATGTCCCAGTTTAATGTTTCTTAACCTGTTATCTCCAGAATAAACAGAAGAACTAACAGTATATTGTGGGTAATTGGTATCATTAGGTTCATATGGTGGATCATAATTCAATACATTTATATCACGAATAACTAATAATTGTATGCCCTTTACTTGCTCGAAATCATCATCTGGGCTTACATTAGTTGGATCAATTAGATATTCCATTATATCAGTAAATGAAATTGTCTCATTAAAAGACCTGTTAGAAGCCTCAAAATAATATACTAATTTATTCCTAACATCTTCTATAACATTATTGATGTTATATGTTCTCTTGACTTTAATTCCAATATCAAAAGAGAAATATACCAGATCAGGTAATACAAATTCTTCATAAGCACACAACATTTTTCTTGGTTCAAGATATTGCGATATTTCTGTAGTCCATATTGTTGAATATTCATAGGGAATCTCAATTCCAGCAGATGTTTCTGTTGTTGTTATTGTTCCACTTCCCCACTCATCAGGAATCAATGATATATAAACTTTATTATATAACTCAACACTCCCAGATGGGGCTACATCTTGTTCTCCCCAGACATTGGCAGCAACAACATCAGCTCTACTTTCAAGGTGTGATATATAGTCTAGTTTAGTAACATTTCTATATTGACTATGCATCATACCTATAGACGCGTCTTTAATCTCTTGAATAGTGTCTGGATATGAACCGCCAGTTGAAGCATAATTGTTAGTTATTGATATAAATTCATTAGAAACATATTCTCCTGTTGATAGATTCCATAAAAATTCTGTTTCTGGCAGTGTGATTTTATTAGCACCAACATTACCATCTGGCCCAAGACTTTCCAATAGTCTTATAGTTATGATATCGTCCATTGATGGCACATTTCTCAAGCTAGAAAATTCAATAACATACTTCTGATACTTATTATATTTTAACATGTAAGCATTATCAATAGTGGATAATCCAGAGATTTCATCATAAAAGTCTGATACTCTTGTCCAAGTGGTATCATTGACAATTACCTCTACTGATGGATAATCATCATCTAAATCATCATCGTGATCAAAATTTAGATTAGGAAGATAAATTTTATTATCAACAATATCTTCACCAGTATACGTATAAACATTTATTTTACCCTGTCTAACGGGAACTTCAATAGTATATGGAAATGATGCACTCGAAGGAATTGTTTCGATAACATCGTATGTCGTAGCAAATTTTATTGTTTCGCCTTCATCATCTTTTTCATCAGGACATTCAATCACCTTCCAAGCTGGTATCTTAACTCTATGTCCAGCAATAATACTTTCATTGGTATTGTCAGCAGATATACTTACAGTTAATGTAGTTGAACTACTACGATATCCTCTTGGATAATAGCCACGTAATGATGCCAACATATGCGTTGGTTCATATGCGTCGGATGTATCAATATAACAATTCTTGGCAATTCTGTTTAGATAATATGTTGTAAGAGCACCAAGATAACAAATTAACTCCATAATAATAGTTATGTTCGCACCTTCAAGGTTGTAGTCTCTAAATGTTTCATCAGCAGCCAGAAGGCGTTTTAACCTTTCCTTCATGGTTGAGAAATCCATCTCAAGATATTGTGGAACTAATGTATTTGTTGCCATCTTAATCTCCTATGACTGTTGTAATATAAAACTTATACTGCTAACACCCATTTCTTCTAACCCCTTTAAGTGATATGTAAGTTTTATATTATATTGATAATTGTCTTCATCTGCTTTTATATCTATTGAGTCTATAACAATTCTATCTTCCCAAGCAAGAATTTCATCATATATGGCAGAACCGATTTTTTGTCCTGTTAGTCTGTCAATAGGTTCAAATAAGAAAAAATCAAGACTTGCCCCAAATTCAGGCAACATCCTTCTCGTTCCTTTAGATGTTTGAAGAATATTACGAATACTGTTTGTCACAGCATTTAAATCGGTATCCTTTATTAGATCACCGTCACGGCCTCTATCAAAATCTATATCAACATCAGCATATATGTAATCAACTGCCATATTTTATACTCTCCTATCCAGCAAAAACATTAGAACTTCCAGTAGTTATAGTAGCACCACAAGACAATATATCACCAATACAAACTATACCCTTTCCATTAGCAGAAACTTTAGATGATCCTGTTAGTATTTTATTATCAGAATGTAATTCTTCTTCAAACATATGATTACTCCAAGTATCATCAACTCTAATAACAGGACTACCATTAACAAATACATTAGTGCTACTGCCAGTTGCAGCACCACCATGACTACATTCACTATTCGTATTAGCAACTCCAGCCATATCAATTCAAATCTATTCTAGCACCTGTTATTGTTACATTTCCAGTTGCGGCTATTGTTATATCACCACCAACTGTTATACTCAAATTACCTTGTATTTCCGTTGTTTCGTTACTCACTACTGATATATTTATGTTGCCACTACTATCTATCAATATAGATGTTCCTGTCTTATGATAACAGTTAAGTCTTTCATTTCCAGGCGTATTATCAACTTCAATATAATGTCCAGCATGTGTTGATAAAACAATGTTATGAGGATATTCGCCTTCTCCCTCATTCCAATCAGCCTGATTTACCTTGTCAGGATATTTTCCATCTGGATCATTAAATCCTATTGATGTATTTGGACTTGATTTTGGAAAAGCGGGTGCTGCACCAAAATATCTTGGCTGAAGGATATTTCCCCCTTCAAAAAATACAAATACATGGCTCCCTTGTAATGGAACACCAAAAAACCCATATTTAGAAATAGCACCTTCAATAACATTCAGAACAGGTTGTGCCCAAGGTAGTGTTTCTGTTGGTAGATCAATTAAGTTATCACTATGTATTCCAAAGATTCTGATTTTACATCTACCAGCTTTTAATGGATCTTTGTTATCCTCTACAACACCACGATAAATACCATTATATTTTTCTTGCGGTTGTTTTATATCTTCAATACTATGTTTCATTGTCCGACACTCAATCCCTTTTGATCAGCCATTCTTTTCTTGCCTGGCTCAGTTTTCATGTATCCTTTATATTTTGATGCTTTGTAAGCCGTTGTTATCAATGTCATTTTCTGTTGGTATTTAACTGGTGCATCTGGTTTGAAATAGTGTGTTATGGATTTCACCATCCACAATCCATTTAATTCTCTATTCAAAATTTCATCTGGATCTGAGCTTTCCCAAAGCACATCAACTAAAATTCCTGGATATCTTCTTTCATTACCACGAACTGTTATTATCAACTGTAATTGTAGAATATATCTCCTTATGAACTCATGTATTGCAATATTACGTATTATTTTTTCATCATCATCGCCAGTATAATCATATTTTACACTATCATCACTAATGTCTGGAAATAATGTCGCACCACCGAGTAATGTAAAATTTTTTATTATGCTATTATAATCATAAGTATGATCTATTACTGTTTTTGACATGAAGTCAAATCCCATCTTATGACCACCTTTCAAACTTACAAGAGCCTGTTTATCTGGTTTTGTCAATTCCCAAGATAGTATCTTACAATCATCTGTTTCATCACCGGAGACAAATTTATATATCTTCTTCATGCCATACTTATCTTTTTCTGTTTTCGCTTCTCTGAATAATTTCTCAAGAGTAACAAAACATAAACCTTTAGCTGTGTTATAGAATACATATCCAGGTAATTTTGAATCGCTACCAGAACATCTCTTCATAAGCCATCTTATAGCTTCCATTGGTGTTTGATTCTGCATGGAAAACGCAGATATATTACCATCACGAGTCTCATCAATTTTTTCGATAGATTCTTCAAAAATAAAGAATTTATCAACATATAACATGTTTTGAGCAATATTTTTTATTATGTCAGATATTTTTGTTCCTTGTTTCCAACCTCTACTATATTTTTGTGTTGTTAGCGGAAAGAACATTGTATCAACTAAAAACATTTCGACAGCTGTATCCATAGATTTTCCCAACTGCGACAAAGGGGCTGTTGCAAAATTGAAAACGTGGAAAAATACCATCTTATCAAAATCTTCACCAAATTTTACCGTCACCAATTCATTTCCTGTTATTGGTACACCTTCAACAGCTCCTACTCTATCAATAAAATGCAAATATCCAATTAAACATGGACTATATAAATCTTCAATGAAATAGAACTCTGTTATATCTGTTGTATCTATTACCCAGTTATTGATAGATATTTCTAATATCTCAGTATTATTTTCTTCACTAAGCATGCTCTTCAGCTCTCATTAAGATTTCTTGAATTACAGTTGAAATTAAATCTTTTTTAAGAATCTTTATATTTTTGCCGGGATAAATCTCTTCAAACGGATTTATTATATCATTCAGTAAACAATTAACCCACCATAAATCAACATTGTCATAAAATCTATATGACATATTCTCCCACCATTCTTCTTCTGAAGCTTCCCATGTATCAAAATATTGAACATCATTTTTAACAGCATCACGCATAGTATATGTCCTAAAAATGTTCAATATATATGTCAAACCATCTTCATCTAATTGAATTGGGAATAGATTTATTAAAGAAGCCAATGATGGTGTCATCCCAGTTATGTCTTCAAATGTCTTGTCAGTTATGTCTCTTACAGGCATCTATATTAACCTCCTATGATGTTACATTGATTACAGCCTCTTTTTCTGGAAAATAGGTTCTATCCCATGTTGGATCTAACTGCTCAAACGACACTTGTAATTCAGCAGAACTTGGAAAACCACCAATATAAGGGCCTCTATAAGTAGCTTGAAGACTTCTTAAAACCATACAATTAACATGTATAAAATTAACTTTATCCAAACCACAATTAAAAACGGTGCTTATTTCAAAAACATATGGTGGTATTGTCTCAGCAATTGCAGATTTACCCTTCGTAACTGAACTATCTGGTATTCCAGGCGATGATAAAAATTGTAATACTCTTATTGGATATACTACATCATTATATGCAGCTGTTTCATCGTTACCAATAGTAAATAATGGAAAAACAAAATCCAATGTGCGTCTTGACGAGTTTCTATATACTAATGGTGAATCAACTCTATTTGTTGATACTTTAGCATTCATGCCCATTCTTGCAAAGGATTCAATAGCTCTTCTGGGATCTTTAAGTGATTTTTCTATTGCACTTGCAGCAGCATTCATTGAATTTTGTAATCCACTACCACTTGAAAATGCCTTTTTGACTTGATTTACAATTTTTTGACCGCCTGGCGAACTTGAAATACCACGTAATTCACTTTCAATTTTATTCCATACTGAAGCTTTTTCAGCAATTCTTGACGATAAACTATCATAAGGTTCCCATATATGATTTAGAGGTTCTATAAATTCATTTGGAGCCAGAAAATAAAAGGTGTATTTCGTCCAATTATTATCTTGAGTTACACTACTTTTATAGCGTACTCTTGAATTAGCATCTAAATCTTTAAACTTGTAAGCTGTTAATTTTATAGAAAGTTTATTAACATGGAATAGCATATCTGGATACCATTCTTCATCGTTTGATAATAATGGTGAAATTACAGAAGGCGACCTAGTTGGGACTTCTACTTGCTTTGTCTCTTTTTTCTTTTTTGGTGGTGTATGTTTTTTTGGTTTTCCAAAAAAACCAGTAACACCA